CGGCGGGAGTCGACTTGACGCTCCAGGAGAAGCTGATGGCCTCCGGAGAGTCGTTGATCGTGCTGTAAGCGCGCTCCGAAGGCTGAGCGGTCAGACCATAGAGAACGTGGATCTTCTCGCCGAACGCGTTACCCTTGGTGTCGTTACCCTTGACAGTCCGGTAGGCGATACCGAACTTCGCACGAGCCTGCTGGCCGAGGTAAACTCCGGCCTCGGCGGCCTCGGTACCGTCACAGGCCATGAACTCGTCGGGGAACGTGTAGGCCTCGATGGTGCCCTCGAAGGTCTCAGCGGCCTGGAGGGAGAGGTACTTGATGTTGTCCGCGTAGACATCGGAGATGTCGGCGCCTGACGGGGTCTCGGTGACCTTGGTGAGACCGTTCCAGGCCACGCCCTTGCCGTACTTGCCAGTGCTCGAGTCCACGACGTACAGAGCGCCGTGGTCAACACCAGTCTCGTAGACGCGAGCGCCATCCTGGTCCCAGGTGAGAGCAGCCATGCTGCATCCTCCTAAGCGTAGATGGTGAACACATTGTGGTTGAGGCCCTCAGTCGCGAAGAAGCGGCTGAATCGAGCCGTCGGTATTGCGGCCACCTTGTCGTTCACGACACTATCCGGATCACGATCGATGACCGTGACCTGATATCCGATCAAGTTCCACCACAGCAAGTTATCCGCGTAATACGGCGAAGCGTTGTTGCGCTGATAGATGATGCATGGGTAGATGAGCTTGACCGATTCCGGTGGCTGGTAGTATACATGGTCCGAGCCAAGGGCCCCAACCAAAGACTCATGGAGTTGCAGTCGGCCCATTGTACACCCCTCCGAGGTCAAGGACTAGACGGGGGCGTGCGACCTCGACGTTGCTGACGGACCAACGCGCCCCCATCCATTCCACGTACTTGATGGCCGTGAAGTTCTCCAGAGCGAATGCGTCCGCGAGAATGCGGATCTGGTTGTTCGTGCGGAGATCCGGAATCACCTTGTCGGTCGAGACATACTGCTTCATCATTCGTGTGACGTCGCCGTAGTACGATCTCTCGGTAATCTTGTCCTGCCAAACCCCAGGCTTGACCTGTACGGACTCGCCGTAACCGATCTTTCCGAAGAACTTAGCCATTTTGACGAATCAGGCCGTCTTCTGCTCGATGACAAGAGCGCTCTTGTACTTGGTCAGCGCGCCGGAGCACCGAGTCTCCAACAGGTACTTCTGCTGGTTAATGTCCAGGTCGAAGTCGTCGAAGAAGTTGACCTCGCCGCCCTTGTCAGCACCAAGAGTGTAGTCGGACAGATTGACGATGATGCCGAGCAGCTTGCGCTTGCCGCCATCGTCACGCTCAGCGCCCTCCATGACCTCAACCTCGACCAGGTCGGAGACGTTCAGGCTGGTGGCGATGTTCTGCGGGGTCTGGAAGACGTACCGGTTGTTCTTGTCGCGGAGCTCGAGCAGGTTGCAGACGAACTCGTTGGTCGTGTAAAGAACCGGGGAGCCGGAGCCCTTGTAGTTCTTCCTCGCACGGCGAACGGCGTCGATGACAGCGTACTGATCCGCAGTGGCATCGAGGGTGACCTTGTGGGCGAAGAGCTCATCATCCTTCCAGATCGGACGGATGTTAGCCTCCTTGATCTTGTCCGGGGAAGACACGTCGCGACCGTCGCCGATAAGGATAGCACGAGCCAGCTCCTCGTCAAGGGCGAGACGCAGGTTCTGCTTCATCCAGGAGACAACGTCGAAGGACGTGATGTCCAGGATGTCGTCGCGGTCCATACGAGTCTTGTTGTAGATCGTGGTCGGAGTGGTGGTACGGTTGGCCACCTCGTAGACGACGTCCTTCTTCCGGCTGGCCTTCACATAGCCCTTGGCGCGCAGAGCGTCAGGGGTAAGGTCGGACCACTGAGTCTTGACCCTGGAGAACGGCGTGTGCTTGCAGCCGTTGAGAACCTTGGCGACCCAGCTGTTCTCCCGCATGACGCGCTGGGGCTCCTTGTCCACCAGCGTGGCGTCGGGGAACAGCTTCTCCGGCTCCTTGATACCGTAGTCCTGAGCGTGAGCCAGGAACGAAGTCTTGAGGGTCATGCCCGGGCGGGCAGCATCCTCGAAGATCTCCTGAATCTGAGAGTGGGACAGAACCTCGCCGTAGACCGGCTCGTCTGAACCCTCAAAGATGTTGGAGTGCACCAGAACATCCTCCTTACCGAAACCGTGCTCGGCCTCGTCGTTGTCGTTGTCGTCATCCTCGTCCTGGAGGGACTGGATGAAATCATACAGAGTGTCAACCTGCTCGTCGGTGAGGGAGTCAACGAACTCGTTGACGTCGAACTCCTCGTCGGCCACGTCGGCCTCCTCTTCCTCTTCGGTGTCATCTTCGTCCTCGTACTCTTCGTCCGAGTGCGAGATGGCAGTGCCGGTATAGATGATGGCCTCATCCTCGGCGTCCTCGTAGGATCCGTCGGAGTGCTGAATGGCCACGTTGTCGATGAGCGCCCCTGGGTTCGCACCCGAAAGAACGAGCGAGACCTCAACGATGTTCCCATGCGTCACGCTAGGTCCCGAGTGGGACAGGCGGTTGGCATAGATCGACAGCGAGTCCACGTCTCCGTTCTCGACCAGCTCGCGACTAGTCTCAGCCGCGTCAGTCTTGTTGAAGGAGCAGTAGGCGTACACGCCGTCCTTGCGATTCTCGAGCTTCGCGTGTCCAATGACGTTCGCAGGATCGTTATGACCGTGCTGCCACACAAGCGGGACGGTGGCTCCGTCGTTGTCACGGAAGGCGTCGCGGCGAATGATCCGACCATCTGAGCAGGTCAGGTCGTTCTTCGTGGCGTACCCGCTGAAGTCATACGCCATTTTGACCTCCGTCCGTAGGTTCAGTGTCGTACTCGTCCTGGGCCGGCGTGGCCTGAGACGGCAATGCGTCCAGCGCCGTGCTGGCGGACGGGTTGATGTTCGCATTCTGCAGGGCGTCCGCACCATCGTCAGGAGCGGGCGGAAGGGACAGGTACGAACGGCCTTCGTTGGACGAGATGACCTCGTCTCGAAGGAGTGTGTCGAGCGCCGAGATCATCTTGGACGGCGGTACCTGGCGGAACGGATCCTTCAAGTACTTGACTCGCTGTCCCTGTGTCCTGGCGGTCTTGGTGAGGAACGTCTGAGTGAACGCGATCGAAATTGCGTCGAGCATCGGTTCGACCGTTCGGTTCCAGTACTGCGCGAGTTCCTCTTCTTTGGCCGTGCCGTTGAAGACGTTCTCGGTAACGCCGAGTCGAGCGTAGAGCTCCTTGGTCAGATACTGGATCTGCGCCAGGAGGTTACTCTCAGCAGGTCGGTTGAGCTGTGTGATCTTCTCGGTACCGTCAGCGTAGGCGATCCCATACGTCGACTTGGTGAGCTGATCCGAAATCTGGTTCAGTCTGGCGTCGGCTCGCTTCTGGAGACCCTCGGACTTGATGGTGTAGGGCAGCTGTATGATGATATCTAGCTTGCCCGAGTACGCCCTCTTGTCCGCGACGTCCAGAAGGGTGAGCTTCTGCGCCAAGCGCTGAAGAGTGGAGTTCGGCTTGTTCATCACCTCGTAGAACGGGTTCTGAATGATAGCCGCAGTCCTCTTCGGCAGAATCAGTTCTTCGCGCTCGCCTTTGCGATCGTTGTAAAGCCGCACCTTGACGTGGTCCGGATACCACTGAGTCACATATCCGACACGCATGGATTTGATCTCGAAGGTGTTCGATTCCCTAGGGTTCAGATCCGTGTCGACCGGTATAACGGCCGCCGCGCCGTATTCGAAGCATGTGTGAACGATGTCCTGAATGAAGGCTCGCCCGCTCTGGTCCTTGTTGGGCGCGAACTCGAGACAGTCGTTGAGAGACGATGCTCGCTCGAACTCGAAGCGACCGTTCTCGCCCAGCTGGATATGCCGTATCGGAGTAGCTGCCACGTCGATCGAGATGATGTTGTAAAGCGTGTTGACGATGGACGAATCCATGTTGTACACGCTGAGAGGGAGATCGGGTCGACTGGCGTAGGAAGTACCCAGATTCCAGTCCGGTGATCTGCCCTGATTCGTGAACGCGTTGTAGGCGTGCTTGAGCCTGGACGCGAATGACACCGCCGGCCTCCTTTCAGTCGAATATCTCTCGGTGGACTTTGTATGCAACCCAAGCGTCGAGCAGTGCCGACACGGAGTCGATCTTCTGCTCTCTTCGATCCTTGTAGAGTTTGCGGTTACCGTTGGTATCTTCCAGGGCAATACAATTTCCCATGGTGAACTGCATAATCGCCTGATCGAAGAGGAGCAGACGGTTGAACGCCATGTTCTTGATCTCGCCTAGAGGTACGGATTCGGTTTTGGCGCCCTGGACGACTTTCTCGACTCCGTATTCGCCATTCTCTCGAGTCCAGCGCTCCACGAACGCTCGAGCGTTGTACGGGTCGAACCCCATTGCTCGAACGTCGTAATTCTGGTCGAGAATGTAGCGGTCGAGATCCTCGTAAACCTCCATCATATCGAGAACGGTTCCATCCATGACTTGAAGGGAACCCTCGTCGAGGAATTCCTGATACTTGCGTCGTAGTGATGCGGGTAGCATCAGGACGGATTTCTCGGAAACGTAGCACCGGGTCTTCACGCCGAAACGATCCCCGCTGAGTGGGAACAAGAATGTGAACGCCGTGAAGTCGTCGCCTCGAGATAGATCGCAACCCATAGCGCAAGGCAACTGCCAGAAATCCTGCTTCCTATGAGGAATCGTCTCGTCGTAAGTGAAGAAGTACGTGTATCCTTCCATGGGGAGACCGAATCTCTTAGCCAGAATATCGTTCCTGACCGAGGGAACGTTCTCGGCGCGCTCAACATCTCGAGCATATGTGTCGTACGTGACGGTCATGCCGAGGTTCGGCTGAGCCTTCGGCCATGTGTCCGGATTTCCAACCTCTTTGACGTCGTCGAGACGGTAGTAGAATATGGACGTATGCTCGTCTCGGTATTCGCCCTTAAGGATTTTGAGGAGCTCCATCTTGATATCGTCACCGCTGGCGTTTCGGACCGTGCCCTCGGAGGAGACGGCCACAATAAGCCAGTCGTTGACCTTGGATGCCCCCTGCTCGAGAGCGCCCACCACATCCTCTCGAATATCGCCGGAGAGCCACTCGTCCACTGTACAGAGCTTGGGTCGTAGCCCCTGAAGTTTGTCGATGGACATTGGGCGAACCTCGACGATGCTGTTCGTCATGAAGTTCTGGATCCCCTTCTTGGTGGAACAGAGCTTCTGACGATCAGCCTTGGAGCCCGAGGTGTTTCGAATCTCGCCGTCAGTCAGGAACGAGAACAGCGGACCCTTGCTCCGAGTCATGGCGGTTCGAAGAGGCTGCATGACCTCCTCGGCCTGTTTCATGGTCGGTGCGGTAGTGATCTGCGTGGTTGTGGTGGTATCGATTGTGAGAAAATACGCTTGCAGCAGCGTCTCGTATAGAGACTTGGCTCCGCCTCGAGCAACGATGATGTATTGCTTGTTGATTAGGCGCTGCTTGACTTTGCGTTTCTCGAAGTGGCCGCCGCGGCCGTTCTCGTTCTGGATGAAGACCGAGCGCTCGATGAAATACCACCATCCGAAGATCTCCTCGGCCCAGAGTTTGAACGAGTCCAAAAGGACCAGATCCTGACCGTCGGTGAGGGTCATCTCCGATTCGCAGAAGCGGATGAAACCCTCGACCGCAAGATCGTCATAGTAGAAACTAGGATTACGAACACGGTCATCGATCCGATTCATCTCCAGTTCGATTTCGTGACATACTGGAATCTCACCCGACAGAACTCGTGCACGGAACTCAGCATAATAACGCGGTGTTGCGGTATTACTGAGCATTTACGTGATCAGCTCCGCTTCTTACGCTTCTTAGACGCCTTGGCTCCGGCGGATACGGCGCTGTCGAGATAATTGGTGGCGTACTTCGTACCGACGTTACGGATGGCGCTCACGGCGATGTCGCCAGGAAGCGATGCGAGCTGCTTCTTAAGACGGCTTCGCTGAGATGGCTTAGGACCGTACGCCTGGTTGTACTGACGCTCTAGGTTAGCACGGTTCACGAGACGCTGAAGCTCGGCGTCGGACAGAGATGACGCCTTGCGAGCCTCCTGCTTATTGGGACCGGTCTGGCTTGAGCCACTGCTCTTGCGAGACCGGCGAATACCCCACTTCATGCCCTTGACACCGTGATGTGCAAGGACATCCTCGGGGCGAGAGATGGAGCTGCTCATGAGAATTCTTTCTCCTGGTTGATGCGCCACTGCAATTCAGTGATCCGCTTCTGGAATGCCTCGGTGACGTAGGAGTTGTTCGGCGGGTCGAAGTCGAGTCGCACTCGTGCGTAGACCAGTGACTTGACCGCCTCGATTTTGAACTCGTCCTCTCCGAGCCATTCGCCCCACGTTGAGGTCGGACCGGCGATGTGAAAACGTGGCAGGCCGAGCTGGGCAGACTCGAAGATCGCTGAGTTTATATGCGAGATGAGCTCGTCGTCGAATGCGGTATACGATGCCTCGAGGCCGAGCATCTTCTTGATGGTCTGGAGAATCGACCCATCAGCCATCAGCGCGAAGCCTTCTTGAGGGGGAAGCGCGGCTTACCCTTCACACTCTTAGAAGCGAGCTTCTTGCGCTTAGACTTTGCGGAGAGGTCCTGCTCCGACTCAGCTTCTTCGTCCTCCTCGGGCTCATCCGCATCCGTCCCGATCTTCTGGAGAGCCTGGAGGAGCAACTGACGGCTGGAAAGCTTCTTCTTGGGCGCCTTCTCCTCGTCGGCCTGAGTGTCCTCTTCCGCCGCAACGCGCTTCTTCTTGCGAAGGGGCTGCGTAGCAGAAGGCTTTGCGCTGTAGTGAAACAGCTCGTCCTTATAACGGGTCACTTGCCTCGTGCCGCCTTTCTTGCTGCTCGAGCGGCGGCCTTCTCGGCACGGATCCGCTCCCGTTCTTTCTTCTTCCGCTCTCGCTCTACTTTGGCGTCGTGTTGCTTCTTCGCGTTGGCGGCACCTCGCTGGACTCCGGCCATTTTGGCGAAGTACGAGACGGATGCCTTGGCGAATCGACCTTGGGTTTCCGAGCGAAGTGCGGCCCGCTTGTCGGCAATGATCTGCGCTGTGGACTTCGAGCCGATGGTCTGTTGGCCGACCTTCTGGTAGGTCTTGCGTCGACCCCACTTCATTCCCGGAACGCCGTAGTGAAAGAGCTCGTCTCGATAGTTGTTCACCATAGTTTGGTGTCGCCCTCTCGACGTTCGATCAGCTCACTCTCTCGAGCGAAACCGTAGTGTATAGCATTGTGTGTATCGTGGCACACGGTAATGAGGTACTCCGGATCGAGCACCGCAGGATTGAAATCTATGAGATCCTCGGGCCGCATCGGGTTCATATGGTGGACAAGGAGCTTTCCCTGAATCTCCATTCCCTCGATACCCAGGTCTCGGCCCAGGTCTCGAGCGATTGTGATGTCTCGAGCCCTCTTCCACTCCGGGGAGTGATAGAACCTCTGGTTCAGGTAGCGACCCTCGCCGAATGTGCGTGCGTATGGGTCCGAGAAAGTCTGCAAGTAGCGCAGTCTCGAGTCCCAGTCGGGAAGCTCGATCAGTTCAGAGTACGTCCTCACCGACACCGCCGCCGGAATAAGCACGGAACGCTCTAAGTACCTCTGCGTACGCCTCTTCGCCTCTAGCGGAAGCCTCGAGTGCTTCGGCCTTGGCCTTGAGCATTTTGTTCTCGGCGCGGAGTCGATCCTGTTCGAGCTTCTCACGACTGGTTCCGAGTTTGAGATAGTGAATCACAACCGACGGAGGCGCAGTGCCCTCGGCAAGCATCATCTCAGCCCTCGTAGTTGCCAGAGAGATGAGACGATCCTCGGCCTCCTCCGGAGAACGGGGCGGCCTCTTCGGTACTTCGATGGGCTTTGCCTTACGCGGCATTGAGTTTCACCCCTGTAACGATATGTTGTTGTGGAGTTCAACCGAGATTCAGGTCAGACCACGCGACTCAAGCAACCCCTCCCGACGCGGAAAGGAACACACAAGAAAACGCGTCAGGTGCGAATCGCGTGGCCTGGTCCGAATCCCGACCGAAAATACCCCTCCGGGTTAAATATGAGG